TGTCTGGTTTCACCGCCACCGGCCTTGCCGATAACCTTGCGCGCAATAATCCCGTGACCTACATCAAACTCTTGATCATATCGAACAGGATCATGCATTGGGTACAGATGCTTTGTTCCATTTGAGATATCGAATGCAGAACCTTGGGGAACGTGATGCTTATCTTCTAAACTTCTGAATTTGTTTTCATCTGCAACGATTGGCTCGCCAACGGTAACTTCACCAATCGCTTTGGCAGGCCCATCTCCAGTCCTGACAATCGCAACCCTTTTGCCAACATAAGGCCTAAGGGTGTCGCTATTTCTGGATTCGAGAGTCTTAACGCCATCAACAATTAGATCAGCGTACCTTCTTCCTGCTGCTTTATCGGTTGCGACATTTATCCCCATCAATGAGGATTTTTTATCAGTAGTGCCACCACCGGACTTCATCAAAGGCTTCTTGGCAGATGAACCTACCGTGTTGGCGATCATCATCGCCATCCGAATTGCCTTCAATGGGTCCATGATCAGCTCCTGCCAACGTCCTTGCTAATCGTGCCCGCGACCTTCTCGGCCTCTCCGGTGTTGCCCGGATGCAGCAGGATGTCACGCGCCAGCTCCAGCACCTGAACCTTCTCTCGGCTGTGGCGGTCGAGTGCTCTGTTTTGGTTCTCGTCCTCGCGGTCGTGATGCTGGATGCCTAGCTCTGCGCGCTTGGTGTGAGCATCCATCAACTTGGCCTGAGCCTGCATCAGATCGGCCTGAGTGTCGATCTGCTGAGACGCACCGCCGCCAGAGCCTTCGCTCTGCTGGCGCGGTGCGAACGCGCCCTGCGCGATCTTGGCCTGCAGCTCGTTGGCCTTGGTCTGCGAGTCCATGAGGCGAGCATTCGCTTCCTTGGTCTCGTTGTCGATCTTCGCCTTGGCCTGCAACAGCTCCGGCGGCGGCTGCATCTGAGCCTGCGCGGACTTCATAAACTGCTGCGGGTTGCTCCAGCCAATGGCACGGATCGCGGCCATGTCGATGGCCATAGGGTCGTACAGAGAGGGGTTTGCGGACTGCAACTGCTTGAGGGCCATCACCTTCATCACGCGCTGACCGTGTGATGCGGTGTTCGGATCGGCCTGAGGCACCAGCTCGCAGTTGCTGATCGCGTCGATGAAAGTCTTCTCGTTCCACTTCGTGCGCGACTTGCAACCGCGCTGCCAGAACGAATCGGGGTGATCCTTGAACACCTCGATCAGCAGCTTGAACTCCTCGGCCTGAGCGGCGTGCATGCGCTTGTGGACCGCGTTCATCACCTTGGTGGCCTGCTCAATCATCGCCAGAGTCGTGCCGACCGGGGCCTCTTCTCGTCCCTCACCGACCTGCTGCTCGGACGTGCCGCCGATACGCATACCGGTCTGGGCCATGTCGCCCACCAACTGCATCAGGGCCTGTGAGGGCGGCTGATACGGGAGAGGCATGATCGCCTGCGAGATCGGCATGCCACCGGTTTTGACCAGAGCGCCGCCGCCCGGAGGCACGCGGAAGATGTTGGTGTTCTGCCTGCCACCCGTGTCGGCCATGAGGAAGCCGGGGAAGTTGGAGTACATGCCGGCATCGAGCAGCTCGCGCCACGCGGCCGTGATGGCGTTGGTGGTGTTGCCTAGGATGTTCAGCAGACCGATGTCGTAGAAGCCAAGGCCCGGCACGAACGTGTACTTCACGAAACGCTTGCGAGCGGTCGGCAGATCCTGATCGTCCTCGGAGTAGTTACGCACGACAGAGAGGACCTGACGCGACGAGAGGTCGAGCGTCACGATGTAGGGAATCTCAAGACCCGAGACCTTGCCCTTGTGCTTGTGCTCAAAGCCGGAGATGTCCAGCTCGCAGTAGCACTCGTAGATCTCGCGGTCACGATCATCGGGGTTGAATGACTCGGCCTGCAGTCCCTGCTGAGAACGCTCCTCGCGCTGGAGGCTATCCAGCTTCGGCGCGTTGGGCGTGCTCAGGTCAGTGTCCTTGTACACGCCAAGGATCTGCAGCCGCTTCACGGTCGAGGGGCGCATGAACACTCGGTGCGTCACGCGCTTGGCGTTGGCCAGATCGGTCGCGGCCTGATTCACGATCAGATCGTCCGCGTCTACCGTCTCGGACACCGGGCGGTTACGCAGCGGGCAGAAGTAAACCTTCTTGAACGCCGTACCGCCGAAGCCCAGCATCAAGAGCATGCGGTCGGTGTCTGGGTAGTACTCGGTGGCCACCGCCGTCAAGTAATGATTCAGATCGTTCTCAAGAGCGTTGGCGGTCTGGTCTTCCTTCAGGTCCGCGTCGTTGTCGTCGTTGCGGATCTTGACCGGGCCATCGGTCGGCAGCAGCTCGGATCGAGCGTTGGCCTGAAAGCGCAGCACGGCTTCGAGCAGCAGCGGGTGTCGAACTTTTGACATGCCCTCAACTGGAGCGCCATCGGACGCGCCCTGCAGGCCCGGAACCTCAATCTTCAGGCCCATCAGCTTGATGCCCAGTGCGCGGTTCTCGATCCAGTCTGCGCGGCTGCGGATGTCGTCCTCAATGCCTCGCAGCAGCTCGCCCGAGATGCGATTCAGCTCGCCCTCGTCAATCGAGTCCACGAGGTTGTCGTACCAGCCCGCAGGACCTGCGGCAGCGCCTTCTTCAATCGGGCGGCCATCGAGTGAAACAGTGATCGATCCGTCGCCGTGCTCGATCTTCAGGATGTTGCCAGAGGTGTCGAACTCGGGCACGTCTTCGCCCTCGGCCGCAGCCTCAACAGCAATATCAACGGGGTCGGGAAGCTGCTCCCCTTCAGGGGCAGGCTGTCTAATCGTTGGCACAAGGCCCGGTGTGAGCGCCATAACAACTTCCTCTACGGATAAAGATTTTCCATCTCTTCAACGAATTGCCTAATACCCTCTTGCGCGGCATTATCGTCCGTTTTCGCCTGCAGAGTATACGTCCTCTCGTGCTTGTGCGGCGCTTCTCCCCACACCCGCACCTCCCACACCGGCACCGGACCGTCGTCAACCTTGTCAACGACCGCGTTGGCCAGCACCCTAGGCTTGTTCTGCATTCTTCTTCCCCTTGATGAGCCAATCGGGGTGAAAACCGTTGGCAATCCACTCTTCAACGCACTTTGGACACGACGCGGAGTACTTCCCGGTCATCGCCAACCCCTCTACATGCCCGCCACCGTGCCGTGGGCAGGCCGCTTTGTCGTCAGATTGGCTCATACAGGGTACAACGGCACCGAACTCTTGCCCGGATACGTCTTTTGTGCCTCCAGCTCCTCAATTCTCTCCTGAGAACGGGTCAGAAGGCCAATTTCACGCAAATGACGGAGCGACATCGACACCGTATCGACCAAGTCGTCGTGCTTTCCCTTCGGGAATTGGCCCACCTGAGTGATAACCGTCTCCGCCCAAGCCCTGTCGGGGGCAAAAATCAGCCCCTCGGCGAACAAATGCTGGATCGAGTAGAGCCGGGACAGCTTGTCCTGCGATTTTGGGTCGTACAACTGCACCGCGAACGACTCGTTGCCGTACAAGCGCCGGATTTCCTGCGCCACCGAGTGCCCGGCGGCCTTGTTTTCGACGATCAGCTTGTCGATCTTCAGAGCCTTGGCCGTGCGAGCCACTTTCTCGACCAGCTCGTGCAGCTCCAGACGCTCCTGCCACGCGTGCATGAGCATCACCTTGGGCGCTCCCTCAACGTACTCGCGCTCAACGTACATCGCCCGGCCGTTGGAATCGATCACGCGGGTCGATTGGGCCACGGTGTCGCCCGTGAACACGCCCCAAACAGACATGGCCGAGTAGTCGTTGGTGGTCTTGGTCGTGTACGCGGTGTCCAAGGACGCGATGATGTAGTCCATCGGCGGGAAAGCGTTCTCGGGCCACAACTGCCACCACTCTCGCTTGATCACGCCACCGCCCGCAGGCTCTGGGCGCTGCTGCAACTGGCCGGCGGCAGCGAACGGACCGAGCTGCTTCTCTAGCGCCGCAACCTCTTTGTCGCCAAAACGCTCGGGCCAGAGCAGCTCGTTGGGCACCGAGCGAGGGTCCTTCCAGCCAATGGAGGTGATAAACGCCCGGTCCGGCTCGTATCGCATCGGCAGACACAGGTGAGTCCACTCGCCCGAGTCTTTCGAGAGGATGTGCCCGGTCAGATCGTCCTCGGCCAGTCTCTGCTGGATGATGACGTAGGCTCCGGTCTTCGCGTCGTTCAAACGCGTGCTCATCGTCCCGTCCCACCAGTCAATCGTGGACTGAATGGTCGCCTCGGAGAAGGCTTCGTTGGCCGCGTTCGGATCGTCCACCACAATGATCGATCCACCTTCACCGGTCACGGCCGCGCCAATCGAGGTGATCAGTCGCTCGCCGCCCTGATCGTTACTGAAGCGCGACTTCGTGTTCTGGTCCGAGTTCAGCTTGAACCTCTCGCCCCACAGGCTCTGATACCAAGGCGACTCGATCAACCGGCGCGACTTCACGCTATCGCGGAGCGAGAGCTGGTTGGCGTATGAGGCGTGCAGGAACTGCACGTTCGGGCCGGAGGTCGGGCTGCGGTTGGGCTGCGCCCACGTCCACGCAGGCAGGGCCACGGACGTGATCGAGGACTTGCCCATACGCGGCGGGATGTTGATGATCAGCCGCTTGATCTCCCCGTCCACCACGGCCTGCAGGTGCTCGGCCACGGCCTCAATCGGCCATCCGTCCTTCCAAGGCGAGGGGTCGATGAACTTCCACGCATGGCGCAGGAAGATGTACAGGCTGTCCTCGCACTCGGTGCGGTCCAGATCCATCAACTGCTTGAACGGATCGACCAGCACCCCGCCGATGTCTACCTTCATTCTTCGTCCTCGTCGATCTCTTCGTACTCGGCCTCTTCGTAGTTCTGCTCAACGTCCTTCAGCGCCTTGTGCGCGTCGTCTTGGGCCTGCTTGGCGATGGCCGATGCGATGATCTCCCGCAGCGCCTCTCGGTGCTCGGGCGATAGCTTGCTCGAATCAATCACCTCGGCCTTCTTGCTCTCGGTCTTGATCGCCTCGCCGTCAGCGCCCGTGTGCTCGACCCGGCTCGTCTCGCGCCAACGGCCACGGGTCTTCATCCAGAAAATGGCCGCCTGCACCCCGCCCTTGTGAGCCGGGTCGGTGGCGATGGTGTAGAGGTTGTTGGCCACGTTCACGTTCATCTGGGCCTCGCCGATGTCCAGTTCCCGGCGGTAGTGCTTCATCAACGTGATCGGCGCGATCCCGAGCAGCACGCTGATCTGCTTCTGGGTCATGCCCATCCCGCAGAAGTGCAGCACCTGCTTGCGCGTGATCTCTGTCGGCTCGTGGGCAGGGCGGCCCCGTCCCCGTACCACAACCTCTTTCGACTTCTTGCGCTTGGGTCGCGGGTCGGGGATCTCGGCCACGAGCTGTTCGATTTCGTCCATCGGCGGGTCCTTATGCAGAATTCACATCAGCGCGCACTATAGGCGGGATTTTTTATATCTGCAAATCGGCACGGTAAGTCGTTGGGCCGGTTGGCTTTTTGGTATACCCCCCGGGGGTCTTTTTTATTCGGAAGGGGGTGGGGG